GCAGCGATTTGGAAGCGCTTGTCCATCGACAGCTGACTCCACAGCACCTTCTGCACAGCAGCAAGAGCACTGTATCTCAGCGCAGGTCCCTTCGTCACGGTCCTGATCTTCAGAGGCTCAGGGAGGCACACCGGGTCACACCGACTCGGTTCCTTCAAGGCTTCCTGAACAAGCCATCGTTGCATGTCGCGAAGTTCGGCCGCCGCAGCGGTCGACAGTCCCAGGGGGCTTCGCGTCTCATCCTCGATGCACTCGTCCACGTCATTGACGAGACGTACCAACTCATCGGCGTGCTTGAAGGCAACGCCGAGATCCATCATCCGATTCCGGACCGCGGCCAAAGCGCCGCCGTCCTTCATTGACCACCCGAAATGGGCGGACGGAGAAGGGTACGTCATCATGACGTCAGACCACTCATGACGTCGGTACAGAGCTCGCACGATTCGCCGAGCCTTGTCCACTACCGCGTTAATGGTGACCAGCTGGGCGGGCGAACGCTCGACAGCCGTTGTCATCACCTTCCGCGCATCTGCCCTCGCGGCCTTCAGCATCTCTGCTGTCGGTCGCGGCAGACCCTTCTTCATCATAAGAAGAGAATAGAAGAAGCGAACAGAACGCTCAGTCTTCTCCCTCCTCATCTTCTGATAGAAGGCATAATAACGTCCACCTACAAGGACGCCGTTATGCGCGGACCTCTGCATCACGACCGACTCGATCACCGGCGCCTTGGGCATCTCACAGCCCAGGTACTCGGCAAACGCGGCCGCTGTCTTGTACTTCCAGTAAGCCACGAACCCCACCGGGTCCGCTTTATGCTCGAAGTGCAAATCGCAGAACTCACGCCTCAGTGACTCCTCAGCGACGTTATCGTTCAGCATCCCGAACGTAACGTAAATTGTTCGAACACACGCCAAAGACTGCGCAACCGCTTGACAATGCGGGCAGTCCCAACGTTTTCGAACACAATCGGCGAGGGAGGGAATCACTCCTCCATTGCCAAAGGAGCACCCCGGAAAATCCGAATCGGGACTCTGTTGACGAACAGAACCCTGGCTCATCTCCGGGATCGGCGACACTATATTATGCAGAGCCTGTCTCTGCACTGACGGTTCCAAATGAATCCGC